ATTTGCAAAAAATTTAAACAATACAAAAGGTAATGGTTTAGCTATGCATGGTGTGTATAGAGAAATTAGGGATCTATATTATTCTGTGTTAAAAAATCCTAATCAAACAGTAGAAACAAGAAGTCAACTTAAAGTATTAAAATCTATGTATAAAGAATTAGATACTTTAATGGCTAAAGATAATCCAGCTTATAAAAAAGCACAAAAAGCTTGGATTGCATATAATGATGCTTATGTAAAACCAATAACAAAAGGTTCTGCTACTGAAATAGTTAGTTCTTTAAGCAAAGTTAAAAATGAATTAAGTCCAGAAACTGCTGGAAAAATGTGGAAATTTTTAGATACAAAAGCATCACCATCAGACATAGCCGCTTTTGCTAAAGCAATAAATAAAAGTGGTGTACCTGGTTTATGGGAAGATATTGCAAGTCAATATTTTAATAGAGCATTTTTAAATTCACAGGCAAAACATTTAGATAATGGTTTAAGTGGCGGTGTATTGTTCCATGATGCTATAATGAAACATCCAAAACAAAAAGCTAATTTTGTAGAAATAATGTATCAGTTAGCTAAGACAAAAAATAAAAATATTAAAAAAAGTGATGTTGAAAAATCAGTAAATTCTTTTGCAAATATTTTAAAAGCAACAGGACAAAGCGGTAAAGTAGGTTCTACTACAGCAGCTAATTTATTATTTAAAGAAGAAGCAAGTAAAAATAAACTAGATTTTTTCCTAAAAGGATTTCCAATAAAAGATGGTTTTTTAAATTGGTATAATAGTAGAACATTTTCTAAAAATGCAGAAACTATAGCTAAAGCATTAACAAGTGATAAAGGTATTCAAGCTTTTGTAGATTTAACAGAAGATTGGAAAGATTATAATAAAGCAATTTCTTTATTAAGAGCAGTAACAGTAGGTGCTGGAGAAATGGAATAATGCCTACTCAATCTCAAAAAAATTCATTAGACATTATAAAATTACAAGGTGAAGTAAAATTAATAAATCAAAAAATAGACACAATAACACACAACCATCTAGCTCACTTAGAAAAAAAAGTTGATAATGTTTATAAATTATTATGGCTATTGGTAACAATAAGTCTATCAAGTCTGTTAAACTTCCTGTTCAACCTACTAAATTAACAAAGGCACAAAAAGGAACTATTGGCGAATACCAAGCAATAGTTGATCTTACAAAGCAAGGCTATCATGTAGCTTTAGCTTGTAATCCTCAATGTCCATTTGACTTAGTTGCAGTAGGTGAAAATGGAGAAATTAGACTGATAGATGTTAAGTCCAATACTTACAGGAAAACTTATAAAAAGAAAACCTGGAACAAAAGGTCTTTAAAAATTTATAGATGTCCTACTAAAAAACAAAAGGAACTAAAGATAGAATTGATGATGGTGGATAATGAATAGAAATAATATTAATGAAAATAACAGCATACATCTTTTTAGGAGTTCTTTGGATAACCTTAATATCGGCTACATTTGCTTATGCAGGTTCTACTCAGACTAATACCTCTGGCTCAAATACTGCCATAGAAGGTGGGTACACATCTACAACGACTAATGAGTATGCTTCTGGATCATCAAGTAATTCTACAACTAACAACACAACTAATTCAGATATTAAATCATCACCTCCAACTGCTAACGCACCATCCTTTTCTGCACAATCGCAAGATGTCTGTGCAACAGGAGCTTCGGCAGGGGTACAAACATTTGGTTTAGGTATTTCAGGTGGCAAGACCTTTAGGGATTTAAATTGTGAAAGAATTAAACTTGCTAAAGTCTTAAATGACTTTGGTATGAAAGTTGCAAGTATTGCACTTCTTTGCCAAGACGAAAGAGTTTTTGAAGCTATGATTAATGCTGGAACTCCTTGTCCTATAGATGGCAAGATTGGTAATGATGCTTTGGTTTTATGGAAAAAGTACGACCATGAAAGACCTGATTACAAAACTTATGTCAAGCGAATGGATGAAAGAAAAAAAGCTGATGAATTAGAACAGATAGCTATGACAAAAGAGTTTGAAAGAATTGAAAAAGAAAAAGCTAAAGAAGAAGCTAAAAAGAAAAAGAACATAGATTGGAAACCAGCTAAATGATCTGGTTAATAATATTTATAGGAATTATGGCTTATGCGGTTTATCGTATTAATACTTTTGCTGATGACATTAACCCATACAATTTCAGCAACAGAAAAGACGACAGGTAATTTAATAACTAATGGTAACTTTGAAACTGGTAATGCTAATGGTTGGACAACTACAGGGAATGTTGATGTTCTAAATGATTGTTGTGAATTAAATAATGTAACCAGCAATTATGATTTAGAGTTCGGTAATAGCGGATCTATTACACAAGATTTTAATTTAACTTCAGATACCATTTTACAGACTATGCTAGACAATGGCATAACTTTAAATTCAACAGTTGAAGTACAAAATGGTGAATGTGGTGTTTCAGGTTGTTGGGGTGGTCAAGGAGCTGCTGATACTTTTACTATTACTTTAAATATTAAAGATAGTAATGGAAATTTATTAGCAACCAATACAACTATTAGAACTGATGTTACCGGTATTAATGGAGCTAATTTTACAGACACATTAATTTATTCAGGAATTAATTCTAACATAGGCAACATTCATATTTCTGGAACTGATGCTAATGCACCAGCTACTTTAGGTGGAGCTAACTTAGATAATATATCAGTTACTATGACTTACGATGATACTGTTTTAACAGAACAAGCATCTACAGCATTAACTAATATTGAAGAAGTATTAGAAGAATTAACTACAGAAGTATTTAACGAAATAGAAGAATTATATTTAAAAGAAGAAATTAAATTTGCTGAAGAAATAATTGAAGTAGTAGAAATGGAAGCATTACCTACTACTGTTGAGGTTATGGCAAAGGAAATTGTTGAAGAAATTATAGAAGAAATAGAAGAAAAGATTGAGCCACCAACAACCATGATGGCATCTTTACCAAAAGAAAAAATGGTTGAAACAGTAGAAGAAAAAGCTGAAGAAATTATAGAAGAAATTTATGAAGAAACAGTATCAATGGTTTCTGAGAAAGAGGAAACTGTTAAAGAAGAAAAAGAAGTAATAGAAGAATCTGCTGTTGAAGAAGAAAATAAAGAAACAGTAGAAGAAACTAATGTACCAGAAAAAGAACAAGCTGAGAAAAAATCAGAAGTTAAAACAGAAGAAGAAGAAGAATCTAATAGCGAAGAATCTACAACAGAAGTCGTATCAACAACAAATAATACCAAGCAAAAAAATATACGACAGAAAAAAAATATCAATGTAGATAAAGTAATGGCTAAAGTTGATGAAGCCATTAAAGATATAGACAAGAATTTACAAGTTAAGAATATAATTAAATTGGAAATAATGACTAATGACCAGGCTAGTTTAACTGGTTATGCTACAATTCCTTTTTATAAAAGCAAAGACATATACTTAAATCAACTTAATATGTCTGATCCAAGACTTCTCTACACAGAAGTAACTTTAAATAAATATAAAGTTAATGATCCTGTATTTAAGAAACAGGAACTTTTACACAACATAAAATTAAAAAAACAAAAACTTTTAATAGAACTGGAGCAATTGAAAAATGGTTAAAGATATTAAAAAGAACTTAACAAACATAGTGGTTGTTATAGGATTAGTAGGATCTATCGGTGCAGGTTTTAGTAAATTTGCTAAGATGGAAAGCACTATTGAACAGTTAGCAAGTCAAACAACTGTAGATTATTCTGCACAAATAGCAGTTATAGAAGAAAAGGTAGCTGCATTAGAAAGTGTAGATACTTCACATGAACATCCTGTAAATCATGGTCATACTAAAATTTTAGTTAATGAAAAAGAAATAGAATTACTACAAGTTCAAATAGAAGAAATTAAAGTTAAGACTAGCAATCCTCTACAGTAGTTATGAAAGTAAGCGAAAACACTTCTGTTGCTATGCCAATTAAAAATATGATTGGCATTGTTGTAGCTGTAGCTATGGGAATTTTTGCCTACACAGAATTGACTTCTAGGTTGACTTCACTTGAAACATCAAGAGAATTATTTGAATCTGATTTACTTAAAAAAAGTGAACAAGTACCTACAGATCAAGAACAGTTTATGTTGCTTGAACACCTTGCTGGACAGATAGAAAATTTACAAGAAGAAATGCAAGGCATGAGAAATAATACAGTTAATCTTAATAGAGCTATGACTGACATAGAAAAAATATTAGAGAACATAGAAAATATGAAAGATAAAATTAGAAATAATGGGAGTCATTAAATGGTTGAAGTTGTTTTTGCCTTATTACTAATTGTAGATAATGAAATTAAGGAACATAGAATACAAGATAGTTTAAGTAAATGTCTTAAAGCAAAACGATATGCTATGAGAGATAAATCTGATGGTGATAGAGTTACTTATCAATGCTTAAAGTCTAAAGCCAATATAGAAATCTATATGGGTGAGAAAAAAATTACATCATTAATATTGGAATAATAAATGATTGATAAAATTTTATTAAAATTTTTTGGTTGGATAGACATTATGTCTGAGGGAATAGCAAACTTAGTTATTGCCAAGCCAAAAAGAAAAAAAAGAAAATGTCAAAAGTGCCATCATAAATGTCATTGTAAAGATGAACTTCATGCTGACGAATATGGTTTGTGTACTTGCGACAACTGTAAATGTGGAGCATAAAATGAAAGACATAAAACATAGAGTAGAACATTTTTATTTAATGAATAGAGAATACATCTTAGGTGGTGTGATTGGTTTTATATTAGGAGCAATTATATTTTAATTTATGAGGTGTAACTATGTCATTACTGGGAAAGATTTTATATTTAATAGAAAAAATACTAAGAAAATTATACTCAAAGATTTGGTATTATAGAATTGTATTCACAACAAATTTAAAAAGGAGAACTAATGTACGAAGAATTAAAAGCAGAAGTAAAAGAATGTGAAGGCTATGTTAATAAAATTTATAAGTGTTCAGAAGGTTTTGACACTATATTTTATGGACATAAAGTAATACCTGGAGATAGTTATGAGCATGGTGTTGAGTACCCAAAAGAAATGGGTGAAGAAGTTTTTGAAAAAGATTTTCAAAGAACTGTAGATGCTGCCGAAAGACTTATTGGTAATAGACCAATTAATAATACAGCTAAAGAAGTTATTATTAATATGGTGTACCAAATCGGTGAGGGTGGTGTAGGCAAGTTCAAGCAAATGTGGAAAGCTCTTGATAGTGAAGATTATGGAGAGGCAAGTTTTCAAATGTTAGATTCTAAATGGGCAAAACAAACTCCAGCTAGAGCAGGTAAGTTAGCTGGTAAAATGAGAGCTGCTAAATTATAGGAGGACATTATGTGGTTAAGTGCAATTAAACTAGCTTTAAATGCTGGTACTCATATTTATAAAAAGAAAAAAGAAACTCAAATGCTAATGGCAGACGCACAAGCTACCCAAGCTGCTAAAATGGCAAAAGGTGAAGTAGAATTTCAAGGTAAGTTATTAGAGGCTAGACAAAACGATTATAAGGATGAGGTCGTTTTGGCGATTCTCACACTGCCAATTTTGGTACTTGCATATGGAGTCTGGTCTGATGATCCAGCAGCTATGGAAAAAATAAATTTATTCTTTGAACATTTCCAAGCACTGCCGACATGGTTTACAAATTTATGGATTCTTGTTTGTGCAAGTATTTTTGGCATTAAGGGTACACAGATTTTTCGTAATAATAAAAAATAGATGTCAGAAAACCAAGACCTGATTAACGAATATAAAGATCAAGTTCGTATCTTA